AACCTGCCGCGCGCCTGCTGCGGGTCCCCCGCGCTCGAGGCCGGCGGCGTCCAGACCGTACTGTCGATGAACGTGTCGCTGTAGTCGTAGGCGACCTGAATCTGCATCGTGTTGGCCGAACGGTACTCGCCCAGCACCGACCACCAGCGCGCCCTGGCGAAGCCCTGCAGCCCGGCCAGCTTGATCCACGCGGTCTGCACGACCATGCCGTACGCCGCCCCGTTGTCCGTGTAGACGCCCGGGTTCTCCGCCTGGATGTCTGTCCCGCTCCGGTCGATCCATGCCATACGCGCCGGCACGCCGAGCCCGGCGGTGTGAACTGCGCTGTGCGAGGTCCACTGCGTGTTGTTGAACCGTGACCACCGATCGTGCCGGTAGTCGTAGCTCATGGCGTAGAGCGGCGTGAACCACACCACGCGGTCTTGGTTCGGTATCGCCACCGCCGCCCGCGGCGCCTGGTCGGCGCCGAAGACGTCTGGGTCCATGAGCGAGTAGACATCGGCGCCGATGATGCGGACGCCGAGGTTGCGCTCCACCACGGCCATTCCTTTACGCGACAGGAAGAACACGCCCGGCGGCGCGCGCACGACCGACAGCGGCTCGACGCATCCCACATCCTCGGTGATCGGCTGTGGCGGCCCATAGCCGTCCACGAGCGCGTTGTTCGGGCCGCGACCCGGCACCACGTAGACCGCCGACTCCTTGAAAATGATCACCGAGTCTTCGAGCGGCGCCACTGCGACAACCCGTCCGCCGCGCTCGGGCACGGCTATCTGCGCGTCCTCGTTGAACGCCGGGCAGTAGCCCTCGAACCGGATCTTGCTGAAGTAGACCGTGTGCCGCGAGCGGGCGGGGACCACAAACAGCCGGCTCTGGCCAGCGGCCACGTAGCGCGGGGCCTCGGGCGGGGGCACGTCGTCCACCTCGCCCTTGCTGATGTAGTCCACTTCGTTCTTCTGCAGCGCGCTCAGGTGGGCCACCGCGTCGTCGCCGTACTGCGTATCGGCCCAGGTGACGGTGTCCACGCTGGGGTCGTTCTTGACGTAGGTCGCGTCAGCCGGGTCAGTGCTCGAGCAGCGATAGAACGGGGCGCCGTCCACCGGGTTGCCCTCGGTGCGGTAGACCGCCAGCACGACCGAGTCCTTCATGGTCCACGCCAGCGTCGGAATGGTGGAGAACGTGGCCTTGTGCGCGGTCCCCGCGCCGCCTGTGACCGTCTTCGTTATCGCGCCAGCGAAACTCGACTTCTCGATCTCGCCGCGCTGGTTCCGCCACTCCCAGAAGAACCGCCACGAGTAGCTCTTGAGGTCGAGCTTCCCGCCCGTGTCCGCGAACGTCGGGGCCACGATGTTCTCGGGGAACGACCAGAACCCGGCCTCGGCGGTGCTGCCGATCGAGCCAATTGGGACGCCGGCGTTGTTGACGGTCACGCCACCGGCGGAATGGGCCATCAGAGCGCCGCCTCCGATGTACGTGCGCTCGCCGACCTCGGCCTGCTGGTACGCCTTGGCCTGCGCGAAGTCGAAGGAGTGCTCGCGAAGCTTGATCTCCGACGCCTGCAGAAAGAAGCGGTCACTCGTAACCATGGAGTGGCGGTACCGGAGCAGGCACGCAAATTTGGTGCGGCCGACACCGTGCCCGATCTCCTGCAGGTCGGGTTGATGGAAGTCGCCGGCGTTCCCCGTGTAGATCACGCCCTCGCCGTAGGACATGCGCGCTATCAGGAGCAGTCCGTCACCGGCCCCGGACCCGCCGCTGGCGCCCTCGGTGCCCACCGGGGACTCCCCGGAAATTAGCGCGTACCCGAGCTGTAGGTAGGTTGCGGGCGGGTCCGATACGGGGAAGCTCACCCGCGCCACGCCGATGAGAACGATCTCCGTGGCCGACTCTACCCACACCCGCGCCCGCGTGGCGATGTACGAGTGTCGCACCAGGGTCTTGAGCGCCACCGCGCCGCCGGTCGTCACCGTCCCGCGCGTGACCCGCGCCGACTGCGTGTCCACGTTGTCGTCGGTACCCCAAAAGACGTAGGCCGTGCCGGTCTTGCACCCGACGGTCAAGCCGAGCACCGTCGTCTCGCCGGCCTTCACCGTGGTGCTCACCAACTCGTCGGCGAGCGTGGTCGCGTTCAGCCAGTCGTGGATGATGTTGGCGTCCCCGGTGACCCGCGCGACCGACAGGCTCACGCGGCCCGGGTCAACGCTGATCGCGATCTCCTGGTCCACCGACCGGGCCTTGGTGGCGGTGGTCAGGATTGTCCCTGCGACGTTCACCCGGAGAACCCTGTACTGCCCCTCGGTCGTGGTCGGGAACGCCACCCACGTCACGGCGCTGCTGGCCGGGGTGTCCACGTCGAACCGCTTGCTCGTGTTCAGCGTCGAGTCGAGCGTAAAATCCGCCCCCTCGCCGTTGAGCTTGGTAGAGTAGAAAGCGACGTCGATCACGCGGACCTTCAGGTTGGCCCCGCTGGCGTAGTAGAGGTGCAGCGTGTTCAGGTCCGGCGCCCGGCATCGTGGCATGCTCGCCGTGGAGATCGTCACCGTCTCGAACACCGTGCCGGTTAGCAGGTCCACGACCTGGTAGAGGATGTCGGCGCCCTCGGTCCACGCGTACAGCGCCACGTTGCCGGCAACGGCGCGGTCCGGCGTCCCCTGGTCCTTGCGCGAGAGGGAGTGCGCGACGGCGGCCTCCTCGACGTAGCAGGACTCCATGCGGCCCTCTGGCACCCAGCGGGAATCAAGCCTCGAGTACCCGTACACGAGGCCGGCCGCGTACATCAACAACTCGTCGCGGTTCGTGCCCATGGCCCGACGCCGCCCGATCGATAGCTCAAGCCTGTCCAGACCCGACAGGACCGTGGAGCCTTCGCGCGGCTGCACGCCACCGGCCCGGTCGAACACGGCATCGTCGGCAGCGCGAAGCGACGGCGGATCGAGCCCTAGCTTGTCGGAGTCGGCGTCAAGCCCGCCGGCGAACGGGATGCTAATGACCTGCGTGTCGAGCTTGGCCATCAGTACACCAGCACCCGAACCGTGATGGTCGCGCCCCACCCCGTGGCCTTGAGCCACAGGTCCTCGCCGTCGTCCGCGTCGGTGCTGAGCGCGTCGTCGAGGATGCGCTCGATGCGGCCGCTCGTAGACGGGCCGCGTAGGTCGGTCACGATCCAGCCGCGCAGGCGACGGCCGAGGCCGTGCTTCAGCTTCACGATCACCGCGTTGGCAAGCGCCGTGTCGCCGATGTGGCGCGTGTTCGGGACGCCAGACGCCTCGGCGCGGGCCGAGAGCAGGTTGCCGCCACGACGCGCATTGGGCGCCCGCGGCGGCTCGCGCAAGCGTGTGACCTCGTCGAGCCGCGCCCGGATCTCGTCGAGCGCCCGCTGCGTGTCGGGGTCGCTGACCTGGCGCCTTGCGACGGTCGTGCTCACCAGTCATCCCCGCCGCGAGCCCACGGCTGATACCACCAGCCGTACTCGCCCATGAAGGCGTCGTAAGCGTCGCGCGCGTCGATCACCTTGTGCGGCTGGCCCATGTTGCGGTTCTCCGCCGCCTCGGCGATGCGCTCGAGCAGTCGTGCCCGGTCGCGCTCGAGCGCTGCCGTGTCCGACTCCTCCTTGGTCCGCATCTTGATGGCCGCGTCCACGACGATGAACTCCTCCCAGCCGGACACGCCATCCACCGAGTTACCGTCGGCTGTGAGGTCGGCCGGGGCCGGCACGTAGGTGTGCCGGTAGACGCCGCCCGTGGCCGGTGCCGGCAGAAGCTCGAGGTTCGTGCCAACCACCCGGTACACATAGGCCCTGGATGCGCCCGAGTACTCCGCCGCGTGCCGGTAGGCCGGCTGCAGGAGCGCCAGGGGCACGTAGCGGGCGGGTGATGCCTGGACCTGATAGTGAACCGCCAGCGTGGCGTAGTGGTCGGCTGGGAGTGCATACACCGACGCGCCGGTGGCGTTCACGGTCGCGTCGGTTTCGAAGTACGACAGCCCCGACTTGACGAGGATGTCGTAGAGCTCGGCGTAGCTGGCCGAGATGTACTGGTTGGCCTCGGCGTCGGACACGAACAGGGTTGATTCCTGGTCGGCCCGACGCCGGGCCCGCGTGCGCAGCGCGGACAGGATGAATGACCGTGCCACGCCCTACGCTCCTACTCTGCGTCCTTGCAGAGCTGAACGAACGCCTGCAGGGCGGACGCGGCCTCGCCGTCGTCCTCTCCCTGCATGGCGCGCTTCACCTCGGCCATGGCGACGCGCAGCTCCTCGGCTGCGTCGCCGCCATCGTTCGATGCCTTGGTTCCGCCCTTGGCCTTCTCGAGAGCCCTCTGCAGGGCCTCGCCCGCAACCGCGCCCAAGCCGCTCACAGGGCCACCGACGTGTTGCGGAAGGTGAAGTGCAGGCCAAGGAACTCGTTTACGAGCAGGTCGTCAGCGGCGAACGTGGCGCTGTACAGAACGACAGCCACGGTCTTGGCCGCCGCGTCGTAACTGTCGTAGTCCACGACGAACGTGTGCCCGGCGAGGTCCGCCGGGGTGTTCGCCATGAGCGACGCTCCTCCGTAGAGGAGGGCGGCATACCCGTCACGGAACGTGATCGTGTAGGCCCCCTCCCCGGTACGCACTCCGCTGACGATGGGTCCCGCCCCCTCGCTGATCGTGAGGTCGGCCCCGTTTGCACCGGTGACGCGAGCGAAGATTTCGACAATCCCCCTCCCGTCCACCTTCGGGTCGAACAAGTATGTGCCTGGCATTGTTCAGTGTCCTCCTTTCGCCGCGGGCTAGATGCTGTAGGTCCCATTCCAGCCAGGCGCGTTGCATCCGAGCTCGGCCCAGTACCTGGCACGAACCTCGATGCCGTCCGAGCCGGAGTTGCGCAGGCCCTCGAGCCCGTCGATGGTGTCGAGGTGCGGGAACCCGTCAAGGTGGTGGAGCATCAGGCTCTCCGGGGTGAGCACCCACCCGCGGTTGATCTTGCACGCCGGGTCCGAGAACACGGTGATGACGCCGCCCGAGCAGTGGACGTCCACACCGCGAAAGCCCGACGCGACGTTGCCGCCGGCGCCTTGGTACTCGACCTTGGAGCCGAGTCCCTTGGTGAGCTCCGCGAACTTCTTGGCGTGCAGCGGCGCCCACCGGGGCATCCCGCCTTCCATGACCACGTCCTCGGCCACCGTGAGGATGTTCTCCTCGATTGGGTTGGCCGACGCGTCGAGGCGCTGGCCGCCGAGGCGAGTCGGGTCCACCGAGCGATCCACGCCGAAGAACAGCGTCGCGCTCGGCGACGTGAGCGGCACCCATCCCGACAGGCCAACGACCTTCAGGTCGTAGTCGCCCTCCACGAACATGAAGTCCGAGACGGCCGGGTCGTTGCCGCCGCCGCCGTCTGCGTTCGCTGTGAACGTCACCGTCCCAGCGGTCGGGACGCGCGACGCCACCGTCAGCACGAGGGTCTTGACGGCGCCGCCGCCGTCGGCCGTCGAGTGAACGATGAGCATCCCGACGCCAAAGTTGTACACGTCGGCGGCGTCCACGAGCGTGATGGTCTTGACCGAGATGGACTTCACCTTGCCGATCGAGCCCGAGCCCGTGCCGTAGAGCGCGATGGCCGCCGACCTTCCGAGGTTGGTGAGCATCATGTCCACCTCGGCCTTGCGCGCCTTGACGAACGCGCCACGGTTCGACCGCGAGGCCCGGATGGTCAGCGCGTCGATCGTCAGGTTGCCGAAGTCGGTCTTCTGCTTGAGCGAGAACTTCACGCTCTTGCTCGCCTTGGCGTTCGTCTGCGCCTTGAGGAAGGTCGCCGAGCGCCCGTTGGGGAACTCGTAGAACACCGGCACCGGGAGGCTCTCTCCCTCGAAGTCGTCATCCTTCGAGATCATGGAGAGGAGCGGGTACTTCCTGGTCGCGACGTTCTCGGGCTCCTTGTCCGGGTACAGGACCTTGAGCATCGCGGCGAATTCTGTCTGTCCCAAGCTGGCCATGGTCGTCTCCTTGTGAGGAGTCGGACCAGGCGGCGCGCGCTACTACGTCGGCCTGAGATCGGCCTCCGTCCATTTGGCAATCGCGCGTTCCACCCGCTCCTTCTCCGTGAGTTGCCCGGCTCGCCGCGGGGGCGGAGCCTGGGTCTGTCGGTTGGTGAGGGTCTGCGGCGCGGTTTTGCCCGTGGGCGCCTGGGTTTCGACGATGGCTGACTCGGTGTCGGCGACGTCCTCGGCCTGCTCCGGCTCTACTGGCCCGTCCTCGAGTCCGAGCTGGCGGTATTCCTCCGCCAACGCATCTTCGAGTCGTCGGGCCAGCTCGCTGGGGGGCAGGAGCTCCTCCGGGTTCTTCCTGGCGTGCTCGGCTGCGATGTCGATGAGCGCATCCACGGCGCGATCGGGCGCGGCCTTGAACATCTTCGCGACGCGCGGGGCATCCTTGGCGGCGGCTCCGAGGTGCGCGCGCACTTGGCCGCGATAGGACTCCACCAAGCGCGTCAGCTCCACCTGCTTCTCGGCTTCCCCGCGGGCGGCGCGGTCGGCCTCGCTCTCGCGGCGCAGGGTTTCGATCTCCTGCTGCAGCCGGATCTGGGCAACCTTGGACTGGAACTCGGCCGGGGCGTCCTTGCCAAGCTCGGCGTAGTACAGGAGCTGGGCCACGCTGCCGAGGTTGCTCTCGATGCCGAGCGACTTGAACAGGCCAACGGGGTCGGACGCGGCCCGGCGCTTCGCGTCCTCGAACGAGGCCAGCGCCTTCTCGCGATCGGCGAGCGCCGACTCCTTGGCGGCCAAACCGCGCACACGTTCCTCGTGTGCCGCTCGCTGCTCGCGGTCGCGTCGCGCCAAGAGTGCCAGTTGGGGCGCAACACGCTTCTCGACCTCGGACTCGACGGGCGGGACCGGGGCATCCGTCTCCACGGCGGCGTCGGCGGCCGGCGCGGCCGCAACCGGCTTGGCCGGCGGCGTGGCGCCCTTCTGCGCCGGGCTTTTCCCGTTCGGCTTGATCGGGGCCTGCTTGACGGGGGCGGTCGCATCCGGGGGCGCGAGCGCTGCGGCAGCTTCCATCGCAGCCACGGCTGCGGCAACGGTGTTCGCGTCTGCTTCGTGGTGCTCGATGGACCCCTGCGCGCTGTCCATGACGATGTTCGTCGGCTCTGCGGTCTGCTCTTTGAGCATGCTCACGGTTTCCTCCTGGTCACTGCATCATCTCCGGCGGAAGCTGCTGCTCGTCAACGGGCGGGGCCTCGGCCACCGGCGGCAAGGTGGGAGGAGCCACGGCGGCCGAGGCCCGCTCGAGCGTGTCTTGCGCCTGGTCAATCCAGTCGCGCAGAAGCTGCAGGGCGTCTTCCGGCGCGCCTTCACGGCGAGCCTTCAGGTACGCCTGCTGGACCCGGGCGATGCCGCCCACGAGGTCCTGGTAGGGCTCGGGCGGGAAGTACTCGCCCTTGTAGAGCATGGCCTCGATCACGGCCTCGATGTCCTCAATGGCCGCGGTCGCCAGATCCGTGCTGCGCTCGAGGTCGGGATGCCCGAGCAGGCGCCTGGCCTCCGGCTGGTCGACGAGGCCTGACTGCATCATGTCGATCACGTCGCGCTTGCGACCGGCCGGCGTGCGCGACAGGAGCGAGCTCGCCTCCACGCTCATCACGTAGCGGTCCGCTTCGAGGTCCACCTCGGACCAGTCGATGCGCGAGATTGCATCGCGGGCCGCGTAGGTCACTTCGCCGCCGCGCTTGCCGTAGACCTCGGCGGCCATGGCGACGACGTGCCGCGCGGCGCGCAGG